GACGGTCCACTAATCTGATCTGCTCTAAACCAGAAGTAGCAACCCGGAAGATCTAAAGGATCAAATCCTGCGGGGCCTGCACCTACATCAATAATAGAAACTTTGTGTTCTGCTTTTCGTTTACGCAGAACACCGCTAGACGCAGTGGGTTCTGGACGACGATTTGATTTTTGTCTGGCGGGTTTTTTGTTTTTTGTAAATTTTTCGTTTAACATATCAGTTTGCGTAGTAGCAGTAGTTGATTCCCGCATCTACTGTTCCCCGCACATAAACCTTGTTTAAGTTGTCCACTTCGATGAAGACTTCTTCAGCATCGTCTAGTTGCCATCCACCAGTCATTGCTGAGGTTGATCCAGCAGCAGTGTCATATGAAACGGTAAGTGTACCAGATCCGTGTACGTTCTTGACACGGACACCAGACTTCAGTGTTACCGATCCGGTTCTAATCTGAATACCAGCAGATCCACCGTATGCTCCACCAGTGCCAGCAGTGCTAGATCCGATGACGTTTGGATTGTCTACTGCAACGCTTCCGATTCCGATGGTAACCCCACCAGCAATTGCTGCGATAGAGTTTGCATATGTGAATCCGGTGAGTTCAGCAGAGGTTCCGATGGTTACTCCACCAGCAATACCGCGAATATCTGCGGAAAGTCCGCTGACACGATACACACCATCTGCACCAGTTCCACCGACTTTCATTTGTCCGAGGTAACTTGCAATTGCTCTTAGTTTGGCAGAAATAGTTCCGATGAATGCACCAGTTGTACCTCTTGCTTTCGCAGCAGTTGCGTTACCAGAGAACGTCGAACCAGTGTCAGTTGTCGCACCAACGTGAGGAATTGCACCACCAACAGTGGAACCTGCAACGGGAACATATGCACCGTTTGTAGTACCAGCAACAGCAAGGTATCTACCAGTCGTTGCACCACCACCGGCACTTGCATTAGAGATATCGATCTGTGCAGCAGAACCACCTTGGTTTACCAAACTAACATCAATTGATCTGCTTGTAGAACCATTGATTGCAGTTGTGCTTACTGCGGCACCGGCGGATGATCTAATTTGAACTGGAAGAGGGCCAGCACCACATGACGTTCCAGAAACGGCGATAATAGTATCGTTTACCCAATGAAATTCCCCGGTAGATCCCCAAGCAATTTTATTAACCTGAACATCATAGTCTCCAGTATATCCGCTCACACCCGAACTAATACCAGTACAAGTTTGACCATGAGTTTCTGTTAGGATATATGAACCAGTTGTTCCTTGTACCGCCGAAAGTTGAACTGAGCCTTTTTTAGATGCAGACATTGATTATTCTCCTGATTATCAAAATATTGATTACTTTATATGTATAAGGAATTGACATTGGATTTATGTGGTGTATAATTAATACATATAAAGGAGACTTACATGAGTGCAACTGAATTTGATTTTTGTCAACTGGTGGAAAAAGAGGCAGAAATATGCAACTCTTACATCACTGCCGTAATTAACGCCTGTGATGAATTTGATATTGATTTTCCCTCTGGTGCAAAACTTCTTTCTAAACCTTTGATTGAAAAGATCCAGCAAGAAGGCGAAGACTCCAATCTTCTCCCAAAAAATGCAAAATTACCAGTATAATTACTTGACAACAGGTATAAATACTGTATAATTAACATACGTTCATACACCGTACACATCGTACACAACAAAAAGGAAATGCTATGTCATTTAAAGATCTAAAGAGTGGTTCACGTTCAAACTTCGAAAAGTTGACCGGCGAACTGAACAAGTTGAACAGCAAGAGCGAGTCCTACAAGGATGATCGACTCTGGAAGCCTGAGACTGATAAGGCAGGAAACGGATATGCGGTTATTCGATTCCTCCCTGCACCACAAAACGAAGAACTCCCGTGGGTTCGTGTTTTTAATCATGGGTTCAAGGGACCTGGTGGTTGGTATATCGAGAACAGTCTCACCACACTAGGACAGAAGGATCCTGTTTCTGAAATGAACAGTCAACTCTGGAATAGTGGTATTGATTCGGACAAAGAAATTGCAAGGCAGCGAAAGCGCCGTCTGAGTTACTTTGCAAACATCGTTGTCGTTAGTGATCCAAAGAACCCAGACAACGAAGGAAAGGTTTTCCTTTACAAGTTCGGGAAGAAGATCTTTGACAAGATCATGGACAAGATGCAACCTGAATTCGAAGATGACGAAGCAGTCAATCCATTCGATCTCTGGACGGGTGCAAACTTCCGTCTCAAGATTCGTAAGGTTGCAGGATTCGTTAACTACGACAAGAGTGAGTTTGAAACTTCATCCGCACTTCTTGATGGTGATGACGAAAAGTTGGAGGAACTCTGGAAGAGTCAGTATTCTCTTCAGGAATTCCTGTCCCCATCCAACTTTAAGACTTATGATGAGTTGAAGACTAAACTCGATTCTGTTCTAAAGGGTGACACTCGATTCTCAGAGACTGCTGAGACCTCCAACATTCAGGAGGAAAGTTCCGAAACTTCAGAGGAAAGTACCAGTGCTGGTGATTCTATTCAAAATGAGGATGCACTGTCTTACTTCGAGAAGTTGGCAAACGAAGGTTGATGTAAATTAAAATTCGTTCGTCGAAAACCCTCACTTCGGTGGGGGTTTTCTTTTATGCATTCCTTAAATCGTAGTTTGCATCAGTGAATAGGTTTGCTCGATCCCTGTCCATGAACGATTCATCACCATATCCATCAGCAACATAGTTGGTGGTATTCTGTTGTGATATGGTAGGCGCATTTACGTTATATAATCCAACGTCACGAACACCAGTCCCAGAGGAAAGCATAGTTCTGTCGAATGTTCCCGATGCGTTTCTGTCTATTGAAAGCATACCACTAACAGATCTCGATGTCGGAGCAACAGAAACAGAACTGGCAGAACCACTCATCCGCTCTCGCTTCTGTCTCAAACCAGACTCCAACTTGTCGCTAATTATAGTCTCTGTTCCTGTCTCTGTCCTTCGTAACCCCTCGAAACCCATAGCACCTAGACCTTTGTCTATTGCACTTTGTCCGGTGAATTGTGTAGTAGTTCGTCCTACTTGAGCCTGTTGTAAGTTCTTTATTCCTTTATTACTCTGTGGATTAAACTGTTCCAATAGACTTAGTGTTTGTCTAAACTTGGAATAATCGCTTGGTGAGAAGAAAGAATTAATTTCTTGCCCTGCACTTTTCAGTTCCATTCTGGCAGCATCAAACATATTTGTTTGTTCAAATCGAAGTATTCCTAATGCCTCTTCAAGACTGCTAGGAGAAAGCATGGAAGCAATACGACCTCTATCTCTTAACAGAGTCTGTGCTGCTTGCATTTCTCCCACACCAATACCATCTTCGTTTCTCTCAAACGCTTGGTGGGCTGCTCTCAGTCTTTCGTAAACTAAGTGTTCGTTTTCTCGCAACAAACCTCTAGCAATCGTATGTCTAGGCATTTCTCCGGGAGCATCACCCTTCGAAGGATCACGGATTATCATTCCTGTACCGGGTATGGTATTACCGAATGCGTCTCTCTGCATTCCTGTATTAGTAGATCTGGTTCTACCCTGCTTATCTTTTTCCATCATTCCGCTAACATTCAACAGAACTTCGTTTGCTCTGATCTCGTCATTGGCTTCGTCGATCATCGCATTACCTATTTGATAAATTGCTTCGGTGATACCAAAACTTACCAGTCCACCAAAGAACCTACCCATGCTGATGGTTCTTGCTGCCTTTGATAAACCTGTAACTGCACTTGCCATTTTTCCTTGTTTTGCAGTCTGTGCCATTCTTGCTGCTTGAATTCCTGCAAATCCCATTTGTCCAGTTTGAGCAACCTTTGCACTTGTAAAGAATCCTGTTACAAATTGTCCGACTCTAGATTTTGCAAGTGCTTTTAGTGGACCTGGTAGAATCATTGTACCCAATAATCCAAGATCCATTGCATCGATACCAGATCCCATTATCCCGTCAGCACCAGCAGCGCCGGCGGAACCAGCACGACCGCCGCCTCGACCACC